ATAACTTGGTAAATGAAGAGGAAAACATACCATGAATAAAGAAATCAAAAACCAACTGGATACAATCGCCAGCGCTTGTCGTTTGTTATCGGATAACGATACCAACCGCATCAAATTAAATAATAAGATGACTGATGCTATTATTGAACATAATGAGGGCATTTTATCTGAGGCGAAATCGGCAGAAAAACTGCAGAAAATAATTCGCGAGGCTGGGGAAATTATTGCTTGGGAATTATTCGGGCAGGCGTCTATCACTATCAATAATGAAACCGTCAAGGCCAATAAGGCCACCGTTTCAAGCTGGGCAGATAATAGGCAGTTAAGAAAAGGCCATCACAAAGTTTTAGATGTTCTGGCATTGCGCGATTATCCAGTAACCATCAGGACGATAAGAAGAGAGACTGGGCTAATGATTCCCACCATCTCTAGCTATATCTATGCTTTGCGTCAGGAAGGCCATAAAATAGAAACTATACGAAAGGGAATGCGCTCTAACCCTAAATATCAACTTATTGCAAAGGCGGCGTAGTTATGGATAACAATATATTGGATGAGTATTTAATAGAGCAAATGCTTGATGAATATGACCATCTCTGCGAGTATGTAGAAGAGAGCGAGGAATAAAGAAACATACTTGAAAACATACCAGCCCCTGTCTTGCTTAGTCTTGGCAGGGGTTTTTCTATGGTAATCCTAAATAATGCCTAGCGGTTTGAATTGTTGGGATTATCTGGGCGGTTGTCCGTTCGGGTTAGCTAGTAATGGTAATCTCAACTGTCCCCAGTAGGGGGATTATCAATATTTGTAATTTGACAAATGACAAAACGCGCACATGGGCGCAGGCGCGATGATACCCTTTTGGCTTTCCCTTGTGGGGTATGTTTTGGGGGGCTGTTCGGTAGTCCTACGGCTATCAGCGATGCAGAATTATATATTTGCCTTGTGGGCGCACGCATGGGACACGGGGGGGCGGTGGCATTTGCTATGCAATGTCGACATATTTTTATGGAATTTGTATTATTGATATGAAAAAAGGGGTAGTCCGAAAACATACCCCGTTAGCAAGCCAGAAACATACCCTTTTAGTAACCTGAAACATACCCCTTTGTAGAGTGGGGTATATCTCCCGGCGGGTTACACCCTCATAGTACAGGCAAAATGCCATTTTGTCAACCCCAAATCGACATGCCCCCTTGCATTTTATTTTTTTCTTGACAAAAGTTAACTGTATCAGTATTATAACAATGAAGAGTTACTTTTCACTAGCGAATCTCCCCACATTTAGTATATATATTTAACAAAAGCGGATGTATTAGGCTAGAAAGTGGCGTAGCTCTTTGTATGTTTCAGAGAAATAGTATGAATCAGCTAAATTTACTTCCCCAACAGAACAAACAGCGTGAGTTGACCACACAACAGGTATGTTTTCTTGACAACCTGTTTGAAAACGGTGGCAATATATCAGAGGCTGCGATAGCAGCAGGCTACTCTAGGGGTTCTGTAGGCTGGTTAAAGCAATCTCTAGCAGATGAAATCATCGAACGTACTAAAAACATACTTTCTGTGAATGCTCTCAAGGCTGCGAACCGTCTAATCAACACGATTGATAACCCCGTACCCGACAGGGGTGACGACCTGCGCCTGAGAGCAGCAGAATCGCTATTAAACCGCGTAGGGGTAGCAAAACAAGAACAAATTAACCACAATGTACAGGCGGTACACGGAGTAGTACTGCTTCCGCCTAAGAAAGAAGTAATAATAGATGCGGAGTGACAGAGATATATGGCGTATGGTAACAGTGCATAACAATTCAGGCGCACTTACCACAGAGGAATACACCAGATTTAAGCAATTAGATGGTATGTCCGTTAAGGAGAGGCTACCTTTTATTTCTATTAACCCTCACATGCACAAAAAAGCTATGGGCGGAAAGATATATCGTGGACGACCAGCAGGACAATCCTCCGAAAAAGCGGGGTAGACCAAAAAAAGACCCTAACGCACCCAAAGCTATCTACAACCTGTCCCGTGCAGAACGCGCTAGACGGGCCACACAAAAGCAGGTGCGCGATGCTAAGAAAAGAGCTACTAAGGCTACCAAAGCAGCAGAGGATAAGCGTAGGTACGCACGTAAGCTTCAGGAAAGCACATCTAAAGTAGAGAAAGCTCTACAAGGGAAACATACTACTGTCATAGACGAAGGAGATTTACAAAATGTATCCTCTACAGTTTCTGATTTGGTTGAAGAGTACGAAGTTGTATTCAAACCTAACGACGGTCCTCAAGAAGAGTTTCTCTCCTCTTCAGAAAGAGATGTCCTCTATGGTGGCGCTGCTGGTGGGGGTAAAAGTTTCGCACTTCTTGCTGACCCTCTTCGTTTCTGTCATAATCCTAATCATCGCGGCCTACTTCTTAGGCGAACATTAGACGAGCTAACAGAACTTATTGATAAGTCGCGCCAGCTATACACTAAAGCATTTCCCGGTGCAAAGTTTAGAGAAAGTAAATCAACGTGGCACTTTCCATCAGGAGCTACTATATGGTTTACATACCTTGACCGCGACAAAGATGTAACACGTTTTCAGGGTCAGGCATTTAATTGGATAGGTGTCGACGAGATTACCCAATACCCCACACCCTACGTTTGGGATTATTTGCGTTCTCGTCTTCGTGCTACTGACCCAGAGCTACAGCAGCATTTGTATATGCGCTGCACAGCTAACCCCGGCGGTGTAGGTGGTTGGTGGGTAAAAAAGATGTACATTGAAAACATCGAACCCAACGAGCCGTTTCCCGCATTTGACTTAGATACACAAAGACCGTTTGTATGGCCTGACAGTCACGAGAAAGCTGGACAACCTCTCTTCTATAGAAAGTTTGTACCCGCTCGTCTAACAGACAATCCATACCTTATAGCAGACGGACAATATGAAGCAATGCTACGTTCCCTGCCAGAAGTGGAGCGTAAGCGACTATTGGAAGGAGATTGGGATGTTGCAGAAGGTGCAGCCTTTCCTGAGTTTTCACGTAGCAGACATGTGGTCGAATCTTTCGAGCTACCTACCAACTGGCCCAGAATCCGGGCGGCTGACTACGGGTATGCGAGTCCTTCTTGTGTTCTTTGGGGTGCTATCGACTGGGATAATAATATCTGGATTTATAGAGAACTTTATGTAAAACACTTGACAGCAGAACAGTTAGCTGATAAAATACTAGAAGTAGAAGAACTAGACCCCTTACCTCACTATACCGTGCTTGATGCCTCGTGCTGGAACAAAACAGGCTTCGGTCCATCCATAGCAGAAACTATGATGCGTTCTGGAGTACGGTGGACACCCTCAGATAGAAACAGATTACAAGGTAAGATGGAAATCCACAGAAGACTTGCGGATGACCCTTATTCAAAAGAACCACGATTGAGAGTATTCTCTTCGTGCCAGAACACAGTTAAACAATTAGCAGGCATACCTCTCTCAAAGTCAAACAGCGAAGACGTAGATACAAAAGCAGAAGACCACGCTTACGACGCACTTCGCTATATGGTAATGACACGGATGAGTGGGTATGCTTCCATACATCAACAGCTAGGCGCAATTAAAAATAACGTCTATCAAGCACAAGACGAAGTATTTGGATACTAGTAAATGGCGGAAGAACTCTTAACAGAGATAGAACTTGCTCAAAAGATGAAGTCTGGGGAAGCAACGGCTAAAGAAGTCATAGACTATGCTATGGCTGACCCTACTATTTCTAAATCAAGAAAAGAACAAATTAAACGACTTTATAGTGGCTTTAAGAAATTAAGTCTGGACATTAACATGCCCTATAAAGACTTAAAGAATAAAGAGGTAGCTCGTCTATTTACAAAAGAAGGCAGTCCTGATAAGGCTAATCGTGCAACGCCTGTACAGTCTTTAGAACGGGGGCTAGAAGCAAGTCTTTTTAATAAGTACGGCCTCAGAGCAGTTAGTGAGAGTGTAGAGGGCGACTTAGAAGTAGCTATGTATCCCCAGCTTACAGGGGAAGGAAATCCTATTGGTACACAACGTACAGGGGGTGTCGGTGAGCGTCCCATGCGCGGTCTTATCAATATGGAAGACTACACAAAAATATATGCAGAGGCACTTCCTGAAGTAGAAGAAGCTTTTGGACAGCCTACTGCTGATTTGCTCAAGTATCACGCTCTTACAGCGAATAGACCTTCTCAGCTTTTAGGTCTAAATAAGTCTCAGGTTACTATTGGTAATGGGAAGATTACTGTTGCAGGTAAGCCAAAAACTAAAAATGATAAAAAGGGCAGACCTACTCTTGCTTACGATTTAAATTCTCCTACAGGGCAGCTTTTAGAGCGAAACTACAATAGCTCTAAATCTGATAAGTTATTTGATGTTAGCGAAGTAGATTTTGAAAACGCATTTAGCAAACATATTGGAACTAGGCTAGAGGCTTTTTCTGATAAACTTCCTCTTGCAGATGTAAAGGTATACGAAGCTGACGGAATAACAGTTAAAGAAATCATACAGAAGCCCGTAACTAGTGTTTCAGCCGTACGTGCTATTGTTCCTAAATTTATGTTAGACCAGTACAATATTCCTGAAGGGCTTGTACAAGGCGCTATGGGTCATGCCAATAACACAATCTTACGGAAAAACTATGCAGGTATAGCCCCAGAAACAGATATACCCAAGCTGCTTGAAAGCCCGTCTAGTTTTTCTGTAGGTATGTTTGGTACAAATCAAAATAACGTAAATTTAGACTTACTTAGCGACGAAGATAAAGAGGCAATTAGAAAAGAGCAAGCAGAAACTATTATACAGGAAACGCAAGCTCGTAGGGCAACGGCAATCTCCGAACAAATTAGAGCAAAGGCTTCTGTGTCGGATGAAGATATTGAACGAGCAGCGCAAGTTGATGAAGCACTCGTTCGTGCAGAAGAAGAAAAAAGACTCAGACAAATAGAGATACGAAAGCAGGTACGCGCAGAAGCTGCAGGCAAGGTAGAAGCTCCTTCTGAAACTAATCTAGTAGAAGGGGATGTTTTTAACGCAGATAAGCTTTCAGATGAGGGTCAGTCAAAGCTAAAAGAACTGTTTCCAAACTTATCTAAAGTAGAAGGGGCTGTAGAAAAAGTAGGAGAGGCTGTAAAAAAGGTTGTGGAAAAAGTACCTCCCTCTGTCACAAAAAAATTACCTCTCGTAGGTGCGCCTTTTGGGTATCAACTCGCCAAAGAAACTGCTGAAGGTATGGGCCTACCCGGACCGTTGCCTGAAATTGTTGGGGCAGGGGGTGCTGTAGCGGAAGTAGTGTCCCCCGTAACACCAACTGATGTTGAAGACATATCTAAAGGATATGCTGGAACTATACAGCAAATGGAAAAGGACCGCGAGAGTATTTTAGGAAGAGCCAGACAGTCTCGTGCAGACCAAATAGCTGAGCAAGATGCTGGCTTCGTAAATATTGACAAAAGACCTGAAGCCGCTTCTGTCAATCAAGACAAAGGCTTCTTATCTAGATAAGTGGAGATTAAAATGCCGAATAATAATTACAATTATGGTGCATCCTACATCAACTCTGCATGTACCACATCTGTTGACGCTAACATGGGTGAAACACAGTTGTACCGCGAAAAGCTTGAGTTTGATACCAAGACTGCACAAGGTGTATTAACAGAAGATATGCCTAAAAAAGCGACCAAAACTACGGTTGACGCATCAGTAATGAATATGGCTGAGCAGCGCGACTATTAAGGAATAGAAATGTCGGACGATACCCTACAGCCGTATGACGACGATGATATCCCGGTAATTGACGCGATAGGTCAAATGCCCGGACTTCCCGGCTACATCCGCGAAAAGCAGGATTCAGCAGAGAAGGCACGGTATTCATACGAGCAGAACTGGCTTCAAGCATACAAAAACTTTAGAGGAATCTATGATTCATCCACTCAGTACAGAGACTCTGAGAGGTCGAAGGTATTTATCAAGACCACAAAAACAAAAGTTCTTGCGGCATACGGACAGATTGTCGACATTCTATTCACCAATAAAAAGTTTCCATTAGTCGTAGAGTC